CCTGCTTGATTATCTTGGCTGGGACCAGCACCGGCATCGGTACACGCTGCCGGCGGGCTTCCTCCAGCAGGTTCGCCAGCTCCAGCACGCGCGCTTTACAGTCCATTGCTTCAGCGCGCCACCAGATCACATCTTCACGAAGTCGGCGCTGGCGCCGCAGCTTCAATTTGCTGGGCATCTATTCTCCTGCGCAGGCAGCAGCGCGATTAATTTAGCGAGCATGGGCGGCTCTTCGCAGCTCTTTCATCTGCTGGCAATCCACGCAGGTTTTGCAACCGGGAACAGCAGCGCGACGCGCTTCAGGAATGTCGACGCCACACGCTTCGCACTGCTCAGCGGAAACAGCGTCACGGTCGATGCGAATGCGTTTTAAAGCATGCTCCATGGTGAGCTCTACCAGTTCATTGGCCTGGTCGATGATTTCTGCTGTCATGCTGCGCGCTCCTGTTTCTGCTGTGCTGCTGGGTTAATCCAGAGGCACTCAGTTCGGACTTTTGTGCCGCGCCCGGCGCTGATGCGTGAGCTTTTTTCTTTTTTCTTCCATCCCCTCAGCATGTCGTTGTAAATGTCAGAATCATAACCGCTGATCATCACCATGCCCGCCATTGTGCTGGCCACAGCGAGTAGCTGCTCATGACCTTGGATGGTCATTTCATGGTTGTAGTAGCGGTTTCCCTGCACCCTCGTTTCGGGTACATAAGGCGGATCGATGTAGTGAAGGGTTGTGTCAGCATCATGGGCACGCATAACCGCCAGCGCGTCCTTGTTCTCAATGATGACTCCCTGCAGCCGTTGGCAAATTGCCGCTAAATTCGCAGGATAACGCTCCCAAAGGTGAGAGGCTGTGGCGTACCTGCGTTTGCTGTCGCTGCGAAACCCTGACTGACCACCAATACCGGCCGCTGAGCCGAAACCCATACAGGCGCGCACAACCATACGCCGGGCGCGCTCCACAGGATCGGCTGTTTCCTCACGTGCTGCGCAAAATTCTTCGCGCGCATAGGGCGTCAGCGCACAGGCATCTTGTAGGCGCTGGTTCATTTCTGGATCGCGAAGCACGCGGAACAGATTCACAACTTCTCCATCGAGATCGTTATAAACCTCTGCATAACTACGTGGCTTTTGCAAAAGGACGCCGGCGGCACCACCGAAGGGCTCAACGTAACAAACGTGGTCAAGCATCTGCTCAATGATCCACGGTGCCAGGCGGAATTTTCCGCCGTGGTAACGTATAGCTGGATGCTTAATCACTTTTCAGCCTCCTTCAACTGTTCAAACTGGCGCGCGATAGCTACGGTCTCGGGGGATGGTTCGGATTTATTGCGGAGCTGGGCAGCATCAGGTGGTGTAATACCATTGATTTGGTCACCCTCTGTAACCAGACGAATAAGCATCGCCAGCAACTGGATAATCTCTCCTTCAACTTGCTGCCATGTCATTCGATTCTCTGCATAGTGCACGCCAGCCTGCACCACCTCACCCGCCTCCTCTGCTACCTTCAGCAGCACATAGTTTGGCTGAGGGAATTTACGCATTGCTTTTGCTGCGGATACGCGGCCTTTAACCACTAACGAGCCAAAGTAATCATCCTCCACTCCTTCTGCGCGCAGGGAGGCGAGGATGGCGTCGGTGGCGGGCGCACGCTGGCGCAGTTTTTCCAGAGCCTCTTCCTGTGTGAGAAAACCATTGTGTCCGTCATTACTAGTCATGTTGCTGTCGAACCATGCCTGAAGGCCAGAAGGGGTCATATCATCAGGGATTTCAGCAAATGCTTCGTCGGTAGTTCCTTCCAGCCAATCCCGCGCTCCCCTGATGTCACCCTGCGACAAGCACAGCAATGCAGCCTGCGCACCGAGCATTGTTTTGTGCATCATCCACGACGTGTTTAATTCACGTGCAGCACTTTGCAGATTCGTATAACTCTCCGCAGCCAGCTGCTTCACTTCATTACGCGATTCGCACAATGCCGCGAACTGAACATCAAGGCGGTCTGCCATAGCGGTGATTAACTTTGCTGCTGCTGGTGGCAGAGTAGGTGCTGTCACTCTGGCTTCGGCGATTAGCTCTTTGGTATTCATTCGCATGTTGGTATCTCCTGCGCGCTGCAACGCGCGATTTTTGGTTGCACGAATCCCTCGCCGGCTGGCGATTAATAAAAATGGGTTCGCTTTAATAAACGCCCGGAACAGCGAAGGGCGCTTAATGAAGCGGGCGGCTGCAACCGCCCTGGTATCTCCACACAGATGTAAGCGCGCTCCGAGGAGTTTGCATTAACGACCAGACACTTGAGGGAGAGTGCCGGAGCGCGCTTGCATCTATGCGAAAAAAAGTGCGGCACCCTCACGGGTAAGGATCCGGTGCCGCCAATGACTTCACGTTGCATTTTTTGTTTGTGGTGCCGGGTGCCTCCCGGTGATCGCATCCAGTTACGTTCGATCGGGTACCAAACCACCTGATAAAGACGTTGTTAACTGTCCCGCGCGCGCTGAGCCGCATTCAGCACAACGGGGAGAGCACTGCGTAACCTGGCACCGATCTGGCCGCCGGTCGGTTTGTACTGGATTCTTCCCCAGCCACTGGCCCGGACAACGAAGCTTCTATGTGCGTTCCAACCAATGCTCTCTCCTGTTGTGTGCCGGGCTTACACCGGCTCCCATCAGTTTTTAAAGCCACTCAGATATCGTCTGGGCTATGCCGTCTCTTCCGGCTGTCATCCGGATTGAACTCGCCCGGAACGAGATTGAAGGGTTATAGCCCCTTACGGCATTCACGCCCTATCACGTGTGTCGCGTATGCCACGCCAGCACCTAACGAGTTTTAACGACCTTTGCCGTTTGCATCATCTTGTCGCCGCTGTTATCGGTGCGGGACCGCCACTGTCCAGGACATTTAAAGGGACCGTCTCCAAGTGGTAACTCTTCCAGTCCCGCTAAGCACCCGGCTCGATGCTTAGCGTGAATGGCTGATTTCCTCGTCTCTTCCGAGGTGACACACCTTAGCGCCGCGATGGTGAGTCGCTCAGACTGTCAGCATGCCTGGCTTGCACATTCCGGCTACCCACAAGCCCAATGCAGTACTTCAAGGGAGGCTGTGGACCGCTTCGACGCATGTGCCATACGCCGCGTTTTGAATGTAGGGTATCTTACCTTTACGTGTCAACATTAAAAGTAGGAAAACTTACATTAGGTAATAAAAAAAAGCCGCACATGGCGGCTTCGTTTTAAATGTTGGTGTAGCTAAAGGTCAGTTACAACTTGTTTAACGACCCCGACAATACGGCAGTTTCCATTCACCTCAAGCACCCTGTAATTTGGATTTAGAGGAACAAGGTATTTCATCGGGCCATCGATGACGAATTTCTTCAATGTCGCTTCAGTAGAGCCTTCGATTTGAGCTACAACAATACGTCCGTTAACCTCATATGGGCTTCCATAGTCCGGGTCAACTATTACTAGAGATCCCTCAGGAATGCTTGGCGCACCATTAGGATTAGTCATGGAATCGCCACGTACTTTTAACGCGAATCCCTCATCTGAAAGGTTTGCGGTAGTATAAATCCATTCCGAAACATCATTTTGTGTTATTGGCGTTGCAGATTCAGTCCATTCACCAGCCTGAACCCAAGTCAGTACAGGTATCCGCTTTACCCCAAACTTATCTGTGGGACTTAATGTTGGTGCGTCACTTTCAGGCTCGCCAATACCAGTAATAAGCCATTGTGGATTGCATTTTAGAGCAGCAGATAGCGCCTGGAGGTTAGAACCACCAGGTGCATAATCACCAGATTCCCATCCAGTAACAGTAACTCGGTTAACGCCAACGAGCTTTCCTAATACAGCTTGAGTCAGCTTTAGCTCTTTGCGGCGAGAGCGGATGCGATCATTCATTTTCATGTAGGCAATCCTACCATTTAAAGATGTAGGAATCCTTGACCTCTATATGTAAGATATCCTACTATCCTGATGTTCCCATTTACTACACAAGAGGGTCATATGAACAAAGATGAAGTGCTTTCTTACTTCGGTGGTGTGAGCAACCTTGCAAGGCTGCTGGGTATTTCTCACGCATCAGTTTCAGGCTGGGGAAACGTAATACCTAAAGGTCGCGCTTTTGAAATCCAGACCATCACTAAAAACGCGTTAAAGGTGGATCCGACGCTTTATGCAAAGCCTAACGAAACGGCAGCCTGAATATAACCACAGACTCTAGGAGCTAACCGTGGGTAATGAACACTGGAAAATAGAAAAGCAGCCTGCATGGCTTGTGGCCGCCGTTCGCAAAACCATCGCTGCGTTACCAGGTGGGTATAGCGAGGCTGCTGAAATCATCGATGTTACTGAGGATGCTCTGTTTAATCGCCTTCGCGCTGGTGGTGATCAGATCTTCCCGATGGGCTGGGCCATGACACTGCAAAAAGCGGCCGGAGTGAGCTACGTGGCTGATGCGTTTTCTCGTGAAACAGATAATGGAACCCATCTTCCCGGCACTGCTTACGAAGATGAGAACGAAGAAATTGGCCTGAAGCTGGCCGAACTGGTCGGGCAGCTAGGTACTCTGGTAAGTGCTTACCGTGAGTTTATCGATGATGGGGTGGTTACTCGTGGTGAGTGGCAAAGCCTGAATGAAATCGCCTACCAGTTCCGCGTCACGCTGATGACGTTCCTGAATCTCATTTCGCGCGTCTACTGCCTGCCAGAAAAAGATGACGCCAGCGGGTTGCAGCCCCTGGCGTCGCGGCGTGTCGATCGTAGTGGAGATACCAACGCATGAACAGTTTAACGGCTAAAAGCCGCTTACCGCAACTCCGGATGAAGCCCGTTCCGGGTACTCCGTTGTTTCGGTATGAGCGCAGAGTACTAAATCGCTGGGTGTCCTGTAACCACAGTCGCGCCAGTCGAATCGTGGGTGTTTTTAACCGGAAGGCGAAAAAATTATGCGGGATGTCGACAGGTGGTTTCGTGACAGAAGAGGCATCCCCGTCCGTGTCATACGGTGGGAGCCAGAATCGCGCCGCGTTATCTATCTGCGGACTGACTACCCCCATGAATGCTTCAGCCCACTCCATATCTTTAAGCGCGATTACAGAGAGTTTGAGGTAGGTTCAGATGAGCATGGAATTAATGGTAAGAGCCATGAAAGCGAAGGTGGGTAATCCACTCCGCAAACTCGTGCTGATAAAACTTGCCGATAACGCGAGTGACCAGGGCGAATGCTGGCCCTCCGTCCCTTATATCGCAGAGCAGTGCGAAATGTCAGTGCGTTCGGTTCAAAGCCATATCAAACAGTTAGTTGAAGATGGACTTGTGTCTGTTGAAGAGCGCAAATCCTCCAACGGCCTTAACCGCACGAACGTTTACACCCTCAATCTGCGCACTGGTGCAAATGCTGCACCCTCTGGTGCACCTGCTGCGCCAGGGGATGAAGCTGCTGCACCAGGTGGTGCAAATGCTGCACCGGTTAGTGGTGCAGGAGCTGCACCCGGAATCAGTCACTTATCTGAACCAGTCAAAGAATCAGTCACTAATAACTTATTCGAACAGGCCTGGGCGCTATATCCAAAGCGTGCAGGTGGTAATTCAAAAAGTGCGGCTCTGAAAGCATGGGATGCCCGCATTCGTGAGGGTGTCGCACCACATGACATGCTGGAAGGCCTTAAACGCTATGCGGCGTTTGTCAGCCAGACAGGGAAGACGGGTACCGAATTCGTCAAACAGGCTAAAACATTCTTTGGTCCAGACCGTCATTTCGAAGATGCATGGCTAATTCCAGCATCCAAAGGCTCCCGACAGGATCCGTTATTCCCGGGTAGTTATGCCGACGCCGATTATTCCCTGCGCCCTGCAGGCTTTCGGGTGGTGAACTGATGCAATGTGAATCTGTAGATACTGGCACTGTAACCAAATTCGTTGCGTCAAACTTATCGCCGCGCGTGTGGCAGCGTCCGTTCCTGAAATGGGCTGGCGGTAAATATTCCCTGATGCCTGAACTGGATCGCCTCATCCCGGCGGGTGCCCGGCTGATTGAGCCGTTTGTCGGGGGCGGGTCGGTTTTCCTCAACTCCCATAAGCATGAAAGCTTCCTGCTGGCAGATGCCAATCCGGATCTGATTAACCTCTATCAGATGCTTGCCGTATTGCCAGAGCAGGTAACGCTGCTGGCGCGCCAGCTGTTTGCTGAAATGAGTGACGAGCCGGGTTATTTCGCCGTTCGGCAGGCCTTCAACGCGCAGCAGATGACCGGCCCGGAGCGCGCCGCGGCATTCCTCTACCTGAACCGCCACTGCTTCAACGGCCTGATCCGCTACAACCGCGCCGGCGAGTTCAACGTCGGCTGGGGTAAAAAAGCCAACCCGTATTTTCCAGATAAAGAGTTGCTGGCTTTTGCCACGGTGGCGCACACCTGCGTATTCATGAACGCCGGTTATCGCCGCACGCTGTCGCTGGCGGGTGAGGGCGATGTCGTTTACTGCGATCCGCCCTATGAACCGCTGCCGGGCACGGCGGGTTTCACGAACTATGCCGCTGGTGGCTTTGTATGGGCTGACCAGGTGGCGCTGGCTGAATCCTGTGTTGCAGCGCATCAGCGCGGTGCGCGTGTTGTGATCAGCAACTCGACGGCGCCACGGATTACTGAGCTTTACGAGCAGCACGGCTTCACGCTGCATCACGTCAGCGCCCGCCGCTCCATTTCCAGCAAAGGCAGCACGCGCGAAAACGCTGCTGACATCGTGGCCATTCTCTGAGGAGGCAGTGTGAAAAAAAACCTTTTAACCGCCCGCCAGCAGGAAATACTCAGTCTGATTGTGGCCTTCCATAAGGAGCACGGGATCCCGCCGACGCAAAAGGAAGTTGCCGAACTGATGGGCGCAGCATCGCCGAACGCGGCAACTGAAGTGCTGCGATCCCTCGAGCGTAAAGGCGCTATCACCCTTTTTCCGGGTGTGTGCCGCGGCATCTCCATCAGCAGCCAGGGCGCGGAAGATGAAGCAGTTTCGCTACTGCGCTCGCTGGTGGCCGGCGAAGAAGATGCGAGAGACCAGGCGATCTCGTTTTTGAAAATGCGCGGGGTTGCCCTATGAAGCTGATCCTGCCGTTCCCGCCGAGCGTGAACACCTACTGGCGCGCTCCGAATAAGGGGCCGCTGAAGGGGCGCCATCTCATCAGCGCTGACGGGCGCAAATACCAGAGCGCTGCCTGTGCGGCCATCATCGAGCAGCTGCGCCGCCTGCCGAAGCCGTCGACCGAGCCAGCTGCAGTCGAGATCCTCCTCTTCCCTCCGGACGCGCGCCGCCGGGACATCGACAACTACAACAAGGCGCTTTTTGATGCGCTGACGCATGCCGGCGTGTGGGAGGACGACAGCCAGGTGAAAAAGATGCTGGTGGAGTGGGGGCCGACAGTGAAGGGCGGCAGGGTGGAGATCTCGATCACCAGGTATGAACCAACAGCGGTTGCAGCCGCTTAACGGAGATACGCATGCAACAGATGAAAGCAGTACCCGCTTTTACCCCGGCGGCGATGATGCCGGGACAGGAACTGGCGATGAGCAGCCAGGAGATCGCCGATCTGGTTGAGTCACGTCATGACCACGTTAAACGGTCCATTGAACGGCTTGCCGAACGCGCGGTTATTCAACTTCCCCCATTGGAGGAAGTTAGAAATCACCTTGGGCAGAAAGTCGCCGTTTACCAGCTGTGCAAGCGTGACAGCTACGTTGTTGTGGCTCAGTTGTCCCCGGCTTTCACAGCCCGCCTGGTCGACCGCTGGCAGGAGCTGGAGAGCCAGCAGGCGATGCAGGTACCGAAATCACTGCCTGAGGCTCTGCGCCTGGCCGCTGACCTTGCTGAGCAGCAGCACCAGCTCAAACAGGAACTGGCTGCCGCAGCGCCGAAGGTTGAATTTGTGGATCGCTATTGCTATGCGGGCGGCTCAATGTCTTTCCGCCAGGTGGCGAAGCTGCTTAACGCCAAAGAACCTGAGTTTCGCATGTTCCTAATCGATAACAGGATCATGTATCGCCTCGGCGGGGTGCTGACGCCGCACCACCAGCACATTGAAAACGGTCGTTTTAAGGTGAAAACCGGCACCAGCACCGAAAACAACCATGCATTCAGCCAGGCGCGTTTCACGGCAAAGGGGATCCAGTGGGTCGGCGGCCTGTGGGCGGCACATAAAGCGCAGGGGGCTGAGAAGTGAGGGCTCTGCTTACTCCGATCGTCGTGGCAGAGCTGGGGCTCGTCATGTTCAGGCCGGGTTCCAGCCTGCTAATGCATTTCCGCCGTGGGCGCATGCTGCTGGAGAACGAGCCGGAGCGCCTGTCGGGTATGCCCAACGGCGAACTGCCACCAGCAGAGCAGCCGCTGGCAGAGGATCCTGATCTCGCCGGTGTTTTTGAAAACGATGCGGTGCTGCGCCGCGCCGGCGGCATCGGCGGGCTGGAAAGCTGGCTGATGGAGAGTAGTGAATGTCAGTGGCCGCATGAGGACTGGCACGCGGAGAACATCACCACGATGCGCCACGCGCCCGGCGCGCTTCGCCTGTGCTGGCACTGCGACAACCTGCTGCGGGAGCAGACAACTGAGCAGCTGGCACACATGTCGCGGGCGAACTGCGCGGCTTACATCCTCACCACTGCCCGCCGGGAGCTGGGTTTCGACGATTCGCATACGCTCACGTTGCCGGAGTTCTGCTGGTGGCTCGCGCGTAATGGCCTAGCCGATGCCCTGCCGGAAGATGCCGCCCGGCAGGTGCTGAGAATGCCGAAGCCGGTGATCCGTTCCGTCACCCGCGAAACCGAGCTCGTACCCGGTGAACTCCTTGGGCGAGAGATAGTGGAGGAAGTGGCTAAGCAGGTGCTGGCGCTGAATGTCGATCCGGAAACGCCGGAATCCTTCATGCTGCGTCCGAAGCGCCGCCGCTGGGAGAGTGAGAAGTACACCCGCTGGGTTAAAACGCAGCAGTGCATGTGCTGTGGCAACCCGGCAGACGACCCCCATCACCTGATAGGCCACGGGCAGGGTGGAATGGGTACGAAGGCGCACGACCTGTTTGTGATCCCGCTTTGCAGAGCACATCACGACGCGTTGCACGCTGACACCGTGGCATTTGAAGAAAAGCACGGCAGCCAGCTGGTGCTGCTGTTTCGTTTTATCGATCGCGCACTGGCTATCGGCGCGCTGGCGTAAATTGTGGAGATGGTAATGCGTAATATTCAGACCGTATTGGAGCTTTGGGGAGCGTGGGCTGCGAGTGATAATTCTGGTGTTGATTATTCATCAATTGCGGCAGGTTTTAGGGGGCTTTTACCACATACTAGTAAGAACCGTATTTGTTGCACTGATGACGATGGCTTAATAATTGAGGGATGTCTTTCTCAGTTGCGCAAAAAAAAACCTTACGAACATTCATTGCTTGTTGCTTATTATTTGTATCGTATTTCGAAAAGAAGAATAGCCAAGGCACACAAAAAAGATGAAAGGTTGATACGTATTGAAATGCAGATCGCAGAGGGTTTCATTGATGGTTGTTTATCGATGGCAAATATTTGCCTAGATATGGAAAGTTAAAACCGCCAAGAGGCGGTTTAGCTCATTTGTAATTTCAAAAACGCCCTTTGAAATTCAATGTTTATAAAACCAGGTCCGAGGATAGAAGAGGTAGCTTGAGTAAAAAAGTTATACATAGTTGTCTTGTCAACCCTGTTGGACTTCAGAATACTCAAGCAGTGATATTTGTTAAGGATTTTTTGCTCCATTAAGTGCCCGTATTTAGATTCATTATTGGCAGGGATATGAAATTGCATATCGCTTAAGAGTTTCATGCCATTAACATATTCGATTTCATAATCTCTGTTGTTTTTTCTTTCCAATACATCTTCTAATATTTTATCAATGATTGTTTGACATTGTTGGCTATTATTGATGCACTGGCTCCAGTGCACACTACTCAAATCATCAAAAAAATATTCTGAAGAGTATATATGGGCGGCTTTTACGCTCAAAAATGCATATATACTTAGTGGGTCATAAATTATATTTTCAATAGAATATGCCTTCCCCTCTGCAAATTTAACTACTTCTACAGGGACTGCTTTCGAATCACAGTCCCAGTCTATCAAAGCTCGTACGGTCTTACTGCCGCCTTTCATGTGATATTCGACACTACCAATCGCCATTTCACAGTTTCCAGCTCCTGAAATTCTATTTATAATTTCCTGAACATCTTTTTCATTAGTGATTACTGGTTTTATCGCATTCTCAAGGAAATTTTGGCTCGGCTTGATGCCTGCGCTAATAAAATGGAGGGGGATATCTTCGTTAATGTTGGTGTTGGTTTTTTTTAGTTCATTATATATGGTTTGATAGGTTATTCGATCACGTTCATTTTCAACATAGACTTGCCGCGCATTATCAGGATTTATTGATATTTGAGTTACACCTTCAAGTAATCTAGAAATTGCTCCGTCTTTAGTGGTTTTAATGATGCTGTATTCATCACTGACATATTCATGTGATATATTGAAAAAGTTATCCAGTGGAAATAATGCTGCAGTAGTTGGAGAATGGCTTGTAAAAATTATAACCAAATCAAGTTTTTCAGTTAAAATAGATATGTGTTTGTAAAAATCAACAATCATTTTAGGATGTAATTGATTATCAGGCTCATCTAAAAGTATTAACTTCTTCCTTCCAAATATATTTTCAGGTTTTGAGAATGCACATGCAAATATTGTGCATGTTAACCAGAATAACATTTTTTCACCATCTGATAAGTCTCCTATATTAACGATTTCATCATTGGCGTTTAAAAGTAATGCGTTATATTCTGATTCTTTGTTTCTTGAGTCGGGAGTTGAAAGCTTGAACTTCCCTCTAAAAGTATCTGATAATAACTCATTGAACAATATGTTTGGAGGGACCTTGCCTATAGTTTTGTAAAGGGCTTCGTCTGACAAGTAGTTTACTTCGTGTCCTTTGCCGGATCTGAATTGTAATAGTTCATTTAAAAAAATAGATTTGTGATAGTTTACAGTAAGTTGAGGTAGACTGGAAACGATAGGGCTATCATTTTTAATCACTCTTCCATTGACTGTTTCGTTGCCAGCAGTTATCGAAAAATATAACTCTTCCTCTGTTAGGTTTTTCATTTCTTTATTTAATAATAATTCCGCTCTTGAGACTATCCCTCTAATATCCATAAAGGTTTCATTCTGTACTCGTAAGTTAGAACTTAGATGAAGAGCGTATTCCTCAGGTAATTCTTTACTATGCTCATATGCGCTAATTATGGGAATTAACTTTTTACTCAATAACTCTGCTCGTTCTGCGTTAGCGCCTGCAAATGGTGTGCTGAGGTTATTATCACGAATCGACAAAATTGAAATCTGATTTGGATGTATATTTTCTTCATCGATTATCAAATTTGTGAGGCCGTTTGAAATACTTTTGAGAAACCTTGTTTTACCTACCCCGTTACCTCCAGTTATGAGGCATAGTCTCCCACCAAAAGATATAGAATTTTGAAGGAAGAAGCCATTGAACGGCTCAATCATTTCAATAGTAGTTTTCATCGTTAGTCTCAGCACCAGTAAAATATTTATCATAAATCATTAGCGCGGTCCGCAAAAGTTATTGTAGTGTGCTAAGAGTGATTTCTGCGACACTTACTTAAAACAGTTTCAAACCCCGTTCCGGCGGGGTTTTGTCATTTCTGGCTGCCATCTGGCGGCCTTTTTCATTTCCCCTCAGAACTGAGAGGACTCACAGCAAATACGAGGGGGCTTAATGTCCGAACCTGTATCCGGGTCCGCTGCGGCGGCCAGCGCCTTAACTGGTGCCAGTCTTTATGGGCTTCTGACTGGTACCGACTATGGTGTCGTTTTTGGCGCTTTCGCCGGCGCGGTGTTTTATGTGGCGACTGCCGCCGATCTGACTTTGCCGCGGCGAACGGCATACTTCGTCGTCTCGTACTTTGCAGGTGTGTACGGATCCGGGCTGGTGGGCTCGATGCTCGCCAGCATTACCCATTACAGCGACAAGCCTCTGGATGCTCTCGGCGCGGTTCTGCTTTCTGCGCTGGCCATTAAGACGCTGACCTTTTTCAGTGAGCAGGATCCTCTGTCACTGCTGCAAAGGTGGCGGGGAGGAAACAATGGTAACGACTGACCCACTGGTGCTGACGAACGTCGCCGCCTGCACGATGATCGTGATCCGCCTGATGATGTTCCGTAAGCCGGGCGGAAAGCACAACGTATGGGCCTCATGGCTGGCATACGTGATCATCCTGGCTTATGCCAGCGTCCCTTTCCGTTTCATGTTCGATTTCTATTTCCACGTCCACTGGGCGACCGTCATGTTGAATCTCATCATCTGCGCTGCAGTATTCAAAGCGCGGGGCAACGTGGCGCGTCTGTTTAACGTACTGAGGCCAGAATAATGCGGATCAGCGATAAAGGCATTTCTCTCATTAAGCAGTTTGAAGGCCTGCGCCTCACAGCCTATCAGGACAGTGTGGGCGTCTGGACAATTGGTTATGGCTGGACACAGCCAGTGGACGGCAAACCGATCCGCCCCGGTATGACCATCAAAGAAGAAACTGCGGAGCGCCTGCTGCGCACCGGTCTGGTGGGCTACGAAAGTGACGTGTCGAAGCTGGTGAAGGTAAAGCTGACGCAGGGTCAGTTTGATGCGCTGGTCTCGTTCGCCTATAACCTCGGCGCCCGCGCGCTTTCGACTTCCACCCTACTGCAAAAGCTTAACGCTGGTGACAACGCCGGTGCTGCTGATGAATTCCCGCGCTGGAATAAGGCTGGTGGCAAAGCACTGCCGGGCCTCACCCGGCGTCGTGAGGCAGAGCGCGCTCTGTTCCTTTCGTGATGAGCCGGGTGATAGCAATTGCATCAATCGCGGCGGTAGTGTTGATTGCTGTTCTGGCTGTGCTGCTGGCCTTTGCAAAAGCTGACCTGTCCAATATGGAAAGAGATAATCGCGTGCTAAAGAGCGACAACGCTCTACAGGGACAGGTTATTGCTACTCAGGCTTTCAACGTGAACCGGTTTAACCAGGTTGCGCAACTGGCGGCCAGTGCTAATGCCGTGGTCGCCAGCAATGCTGAAACCACTGTTATCGAATACCGGGAGATTCTTCGTCGTGAGAAAACATGTGATCTGCCTGTTCCTGCTCATATTGCTGACGGGTTGCTCGAATACACGTACCGTTTACGTGCCAGCGCAATGCACAGAGATTCCAGCCAGCCTGATTCAGCCGATGTTAGTGCCGTTGCCACCAGCGGGCTGACATATTGCCAGGCTGTGCTTTGGATTGAGCCTCTGCTTGCAACCATTGAGCAAGGCAATAACAATTTTTCTGGAATCAGAAATATAGAAAAAGAGCGAATGCATCAAATTACGCTTAAAACTAAAGATAATTAAATATCATATTCGATATATTATTCTTTATGCATTGTTCAATAATTCATAATTGATGTAATAACGTAATGTTATGAAATTACTAATTCTATAAATCATTTAGTGGGAATGGTAGTCCGGGGCTTCGATATATTAGTCAATGGATGTCTACATGTGTTTAAAGTCTGCCATTCTGAAGGTATGTATGGTTTTACTTTCATGATGTTAACGAAATGCGCCTTGTTATGGTTAGCAATGTAGCCATCTATGACCGGAGTAAGCATATTACCTACTTCTATGCTCTGGTTAGATTTGACCCAGACAATGAACGTTAATTTCTCTTCAGCTCTGACCTTAAGTATCTGCTGATCAGCTTTTGAGCTGATGGCCTTTTCAATAACAAACCATTCCATACGAGGCTCCAAAAAATGTTTCAGATAATTTCAGGGTAGAGCACGAAAGGTTAAAATGTCCAATATATTTGGACCTGGTTACAGAAAGGTTAGAACACCGCTGAAAGCAGCAGAATCGGAAAATAACATAAAAAGAAACAGTTGAAAGAGTTAACCAAAGACTACCAGTCTCATCTCAACAGGGCATGCTTAGGGGTTATTTATAGCTGTATAAGAACCGAAAAGGCGTCTAGATTCCGCGAGGAAAGAAATAAGCAGCGATTACAACGCTCATCTGCGGTTAGGCCTGATAATGAAAAAATGCCCTCTAAATGAGGGCAACAGGAATGATGCGGGTCTTTACAGCTATTTTTATCTTCTCGACGCGCTCATCCATGAGCTATCCCCTGGTGTGGGTAGGAGCCACTTCAAGGTGGTTTAACTCTTACACACATCCCCGGAACCACAAGCGTAAGCGGTAGGTATTGGGAGTAATCCTGGGCAATTCACCTTACCATAGTGCTTTAGAAGAGGCTTTATGAACGAAGCGAAACCACATGACGGCAACACTGTAAAAGGCTACCGCACTTTAACCGATGGCGACATTGAGAGTATGAATCGCCTCAAAGGTGTCAGTCGCCATTTCTGCAACCTTCTCGATACCGAGCGTGAAAACGTAAGCGCCGAGCTTTCAGAAACGGCGAATCACTCTGTAGAAGCACAAGAAGCTGCGCGCTGCCTGGCGATAGCCCGCACCAAAATGCAGGAAGCCTGCATGTGGGCATGTCGTGCTGTTGCACGCCCCGACGCAGACTGCTGAGGCATTACAGCAGGCATTCACTGAGTGCCTGCTTCACCCGAATTATTTAACAGTGAGGCCACTACGGCTCAAGTATTCATCCAATTGTGAATTAAACATTTGAGCCATCTGGTATTCACTCTGCGTGATATAGCTTTTTGTTTGCATATCTGGGTATGGAAGTAATGCGCGCCCACCATCAATCGATGCCAACCAGACTTCTTTGATTACATTACCTGAGTATGAGAAATATCCCTTTGCCTGTGTCGCATGCGGATTAGCATGCCCAGTGGCCCACGATTCGTTAAATGGGTTATCGGTATGGGCAATTGAAAAAGTCAAATTCATGTCGTTTTTATAAACAAATGGGTTGCCATCATTGTTTAGTATCCATTCGTCCGGATTGATGTTGTTAATAATTTGTTCTGCTTGTGTAAAATTCATCGTTTATGACCTCGAATGAGTTAATTCATATAGTTAGTGCACTTATATCAATGGGGTGGGAATTGAGAATCTCAATAACCCGATCATGATTTTTAATTTTTTTGTTAAGTTCATCACCTTTAGGTCGTTTGCCACGATTGACAGTTTTTTTAGAGCTTCGCACGCACAGCCTAACGATATCTTTCAGTCTTGAGCTTGGGTAAGGCTGTTTTATCGGGCGGCTGTCCCATGCGACAGGCTCACATCTAAAAGGAAGCTTTATGCAGGTCACTATCGATGGTGTCCCGTACGCGCCTGTCTGCCAGCCGACCACAAGCCGAATCGGTATTGCCATTTCCACGCATAATCGCGCTGGCGTACTCAGCCAGGCACTGGAACATCAACTCCGGCATTTCCCTGCTGGCGCGCTGGTGGTTGTCGTTGATGATGGTTCACAGCCACCAGCGGTGGTGCCCGCCAGCGTTAAGCTGATCCGGCACGATAAATCGATGGGCATTGTGGCCTCGAAGAACGCCAGCCTTAACGTGCTGATGGATGCCGGGTGTGAGCACCTTTTCCTTTGGGACGATGACGCCTGGCCGATCGCAGATGGCTGGTGGCTGCCTTACATCGAATCACCCGAGCTACATCTGGCTTATCAGTTTCTTGATCTGGCTGGCGCGCGCAAGCTTAACGATATCGCGGTGCTGTATCGCGACGATCAGCATATCGCCTACACCGGCCAGCGTGGTGTGATGCTCTATTACCACCGCAGCGCCATTGAGCGTGTCGGCGGATTTGATCCGATTTACGGTCGCGGCATGTATGAGCACAGCGATCTCGCCCTGCGCATCCACAATGCCGGGCTGACGTCGTGGGCGTTCGCTGATGTGGTCAGCTCTGAAAAGCTGATTCACTCCCTCGATGAGCATGAGCTGGTAGAGCGTTCGGTACCACGTCCGGACAGGGAAGAGCAGGTGAAGCGGAATGTGCGTATTCACAACGAGCGGCGCGACACCGGTTATACCGGCTACGCCCCATATCGACCGCAACGTAATGTTGTGATCACCACGCTGCTGACCAGTGAGCCTGACCCGCAGCGCGGTACCAGAATGACAGCCTCACCTGACCTTCTGGCGAAGTGGGCTGCATCATTGCGCGGTTGCAAACGGGTTGTGCTGGCTGATGAGCTGGCGAACGCACCTGCAGATGTCGAACTTTGTCGCGTTCCCGCCGTGAAGATGAACGTTTACTTCCGGCGCTGGCTCCATATCTGGCAGCACCTGCGCGATCACCCTGAGTATCATTTCGTCTGGTGTACTGACGGTACCGATGTCGAAATGCTCCGGGAGCCGTGGGCAGATATGGTGCCGGGAAAGGTGTATGTCGGTTCTGAACCAAAGACCTACGGCGATGGCTGGGCACGACAGCACCACCCGGAGCGCATCTATCAGACCTTCCTCGATGAGCATCGCAACGATGTGATGCTTAATGCCGGGCTGCTTGGCGGGCTGCGTGCTGACGTGATGGACTTTGCGCACGGCATAGTGCGGCTGTATTACCTGCTGGAGTGTCATCGCTTCTGGAAGACAGAGAAAGCACCGGCCGCGGTCGGCGATATGCTGGCGTTTGGCATTGTGGCTAAACGCTTTGGCGATCGCATCATTACCGGGCCGCAGGTGCATACCATTTTCAAATCTGACGGCATCGGTAAGGAGTGCGCCTTTTGGAAGCACAAGTGAAATTCGTTGTGGTCGGACATCACGCCCGGCGAGAGCAGGCCGAAAGGCTGGCTGTCTCTCTTGGCGCTCACCTGCTTGTTGACGAGCACGACAGGGGTGCCAACTGGAATCATCGCCGCGCGATGGAGTGGGCAGCAGATCAATCCTGCCGGGTTGTCGTGCTGGAAGATGACGCGATGCCGGTAGCGGGGTTTGAGGAAAAGGTTGCTCTCTGGCTTTCCCTCTTCCCTGAAGACATGCTGAGCTTTTATCTCGGTACCGGCCGACCGCCACAATATCAGATGCTGATTGCCGAGCGGCTGATAGTCGCTGACAAGGCGCGGACCGATTACATCATGTTACCAAAGCTCATTCACGGTGTGTGCTACAGCGTACCTCCCTCACATATCACCCGAGTGCTGGCGCGCTGGGACA